GCCGACGCGCCCTTCTCGGTCTTGTCCATCGTCTGTACCTCACTAGGTGCGTCGGCACGCGCCGACTGAAAAGCCGCCGCAGCGAGCTGCAGCGGGAACTTCGACTTCGGGGTGGCCTGGTGGAACGAGGCGACGAGGCCGCTCCAGCGCTGGGCCGCGGCGGCCTTCGCGCGCGCCTCGGCCTCGTCGGTCTCGTCCTCGTCGTCGGCCTCGTCGGCGAAGCCGTAGGCGATCGCCTCGGCCGACGTCATCCAGGTCTCGGCGTCGAGGAGAGCCTTGAGCTCGTCCTCGTCCATGCCGGTCCGGTTCACGTAGATCTCCAGCATCGCGTCGCGGACCTTGTCGAGCATCGCCGCGGCGGCTCGCATGTCCTCGGCTTCGCCCCAGACCATCGTCGCCGGGTTGTGGATCATCAGCGTCGAGCCCGGACCCATGCGGATCGTGTCGCCGGCCATCGCGATGACGGACGCGATGGAAGCTGCGAGGCCCTCCACCCGGACGTCGATGCGCGCGCCGTGGCTCTTCAGCGCGTTGTAGATCGCCACGCCGTCGAACACCGCGCCGCCCGGCGAGTTGATGCGCACCAGGATCTCGGACACGTCGCCGAGGGCCTGAAGGTCCTGCACGAAGCGCTTCGACGTCAGCCCGTCGCCGTACCAGTTCTCGCCGATCGCCTCATGGATGAGGATCTCGGCGCGGCCACCCGCGCGAGCCTTGATCTTGATCACGGGGAATCTCCTGTTACGGGCGCTCGGTGGCGCCGGTGTGAAGGTTCAGCACGACCGGGCGACCGCCCTTGCCGCGCTTCGCGACGGCGTCGATCGTGTCGAGCACGCGCCGCGCCTCGGCCGTCGCCGAGTTCTCGTCGCCATCGTCGCTCTGCGGCGCCGGCCCACCGCCCTCGCCGATTCGGATTCCAAACCGCTCCCGGTCGCGTTGGTCCTGACGGATCTCGCGGTTGACCTGGTCCGGCGAATCACCGCGTTCGCGGATGATCCGGCTGCGGCTCTTCAGGCCCCACTGCATCTGCAGCACGAGCGCTTCCGCTTCCTTCACCGGGTCGATCCACACCATCGGGGGCGCCGTGTGGGAGCAGTCGTAGAGCGTGCTGCGGTCGACGCCGGCCGTCAGCCGGAGCTCGCCGGCCGCGAGCGCCGCGGTGACCAGGTTGTCCCAGACCGGCTGGCAGACCCGGTACACGAACGGCGACGCCAGCATCCGGTACACCACGAACTGCTCGACCAGTTCCTGCCGCTGCGCCGAGTAGGTGCCGGTGTAGTTCTTCGAGAGGCTCGAGTACGACGTCATCAGGCCGGCCGCACCGGAGCGCAGTTGCGCGTCGCGGAACGGGATCAGCGCATTGTTCGGCCGGTTCGACGCGATCGTCCCGATGTCCTCGCCGGGCCGAAGGTTGTCGAAGATGATCCCGGGCTCCCACTGCAGCTCGCGCGGCAGCGGGTTGCCCTGCTCGTCGGTCTGGGTCGGCGCCTCGTACGTATCGGGCGTGCCCTTCTTCACGTACGCCGCCATCGCCGCAGCGACGCGCGCGGCGACGCGCTCGCTCTCGTCGATCTCCTTGATGTCGTCGAAGCGGATCAGGACCGGCGCAAACAGCGTCATCCCGCGCACCTGGTGCAGTCGCTTCGTGAACTTCAGGTGCGACATCCGGTCCGCGAGCACGCGCTTCGTCGCGAGCGGCGCCGAGACGTACGCGCCGGTCGCCAGCTGCTCGCCCGGGTGATTCAGGTAGACAAAGTAGGCGCGTGGCTTGCCCCACTCGCTTCGCTCGACGCCCTGACGGATACCGCGGGCCTGATCGTTGAAGTCGACCGGCACGAAGTCGGCTTCCAGCGCCTCCAGGCTGTACGGCACCGTGGTGCCGTGGTCCAGCAGCGGCGCCGGCCCGACGATGTGCTGCAGGAACGCCTCGCCGTCGCGGTACCACGAGCGCGCGAGCAGCCGCTGCAGCGCGTAGTAGTCGTGCTCCCACGTCACCTCGGGGCGGTAGTGCCAGTCGTCGTACAGCTGCAGCAGCTGCCGGTTCACGTCCTCGGCCGGCTCGCCGCTCGTCAGCAGCACCTGCGGCTCCGGACGGATGCCGGTCCCCACCGTGTTCGCTACCAGTACGTCGAGCGCGCCACTGGCGATGTCCAGGTTTTCCTCGAGGTGCCGCGCCTGCGTGCGCAGCTTCACGAGCGACTTGTCGTTCAGCACGTTGGCCGAGCGCCGGTCGGCTCGATCTTTCCGGGTGCGCGCGGGCTCGCTGGCTTCGTAGAAGGCCTTCAGCGCCCGCGCGGCCGCTTCACGCTGCAGCGCCCACTTCGGCGAGAGCGGCCCGATGACGAATCGGTTGAGCCAGCGCATCAGCGGCGAGTCCGGTTGAAGGATGCGACCGAGTAACCCAGCGAACTGCCGCCGGCGCCGATTCGCTGCAGCCGAGTGACCACGCCCTGCCAGTAGTTGATGCCCTCGATGATGTCGGCCAGCGACGAGTACGTGACGGTCTTGCCGTCGATGCTGACGCTGGCGGTGCCGGCGCTCTCGATCTGGGCGGCCACCAGCGCGTCGAGCGCGGCCTGAGCTTTCTCGAGGGTGATTCCGCTCATCGCATCCACCTGCCTGTTCTGCGTACCCACGGCGACGAGGCCGGCGCCTTCGGAGCGGCCTGGGCGGCCGGCGCGGCCGCAGGGATCGGCGCCGGCTTCGTCGGCGCACGCTCGGCGGGATCGGTCGCCCACAGCGGCGGCCGCATCCAGTTGATCGTCTCGGCCTTCAGCAAGATGCAGGCCGCCCGGTTGTACACGTGGAGGTCGAATGCCTCGTTGCGCGTGCCCGACGGTGCGCGCCAGCCCTTCTCGGTGCGCGTCTCGGCGGTCAGCTCGTCAAAGAACTCCGGCTCGACCCACGAAGGGACGTGGTGGAACCCCGGGCCCGGCTCATCGCGCGCGAGATCGCCCGCAACGCCGTCCTTTAGCAGGTTCACGTTCAGCAGGTACACCGGCACGTCGCCCCGCCCGCCGGCGGCGCGATCTTTCCGCCCGCGCGAGTCGGGCCAGGTCTTCTGGACCCGCGGCGCGTTGTGGTTGCCGGTGCCCTTCACGAGGCAGAACTTCCGGTGCAGTCCGCGCACGCGCAGGCTGCGCCAGTAGTCGTACGCCTTCTCCGTCACGCCCTCGCGGCCGCCCGAATCGCACATCACCAGCATGATCGGCAGCTGCACGTCCGGCCGACCGTCGACCGGAATCTGCCGATCCAGAAGCGCCTCGCCGAGCAGTTCCCAGTCCTCGACGTACGAGGCCGGGTCCAGTCCGGCGGTCCGGTCCCCTTCGGGTCGGCGGCTTGAGGTGATCGCGAACCGATCCACCAGCCACGACTCGAGGTTTAAGCCCCAGCCGAAGACGTGCACGACGAACTTCGAGGCCTGCAGGTCGACCGCGGCCGTCAGGAACCGCACGCCAGCCGGCGCGACGCCGCGCGGCCAGTCCTCGGCGCGCTCCATCAAGGCCTCCGAGCCGCGGCGCTTCAGCACCGCGCGCGGGATGTACGGCGCGGCCTGGTCGGTGTTCGTGGTGGTCTGCAGCGGCTTCTCGTCCCGCGTGCGGACGTAGGTCTGCACCGCCTGCAGGTACTTGAAGACGATCGAGTCCCAGCGTTGGTACGCGGCCGCCAGACCGCCGAGCCAGTAGCTGGCGATGTCGGTCCGGCGGCGCTCGCCGGTCACCGACCCGTCGGCCTGGATCGTTTCGCCCTCGTGCAGCCAGCGCGCGCGCGCCTTCATCGCCGGGCGGTCGCGCATCTCGTGCACTCCGCCGCAGCTGCGGCAGACCACCCTCGCGTACTGGTCGGCCAGCGGCATCAGGTCAGCGTCGACTACCAGTCCCTCGAGTTCGTCGAAGGGCGGTAGGTCGAAGTTGCCGAGGCCCGGCTCGGCCTGTGCGTACGTTCCGCAGTGCAGGCACGGCCAGTAGAGCCGCGCACGCGTGCCGCGGTTGTACAGCGACAGGATCCCGCGCACCGGCGGCGCCTCGTGCGGCGTCTTTCCGCGCCACCGAGGGTCCAGCAGGTTCTCGCCGGGCGAACTCTCCGCGAGGCACTTGCCCCGAGACATGTAGGTCTCGGTCCGCTTGAACGCGAGGTCCCACAGCGGCCCCTCGCCGTCGACGTCGTCCCTGTTCTCGGGGCGGTCGTAGTCGGTGAGGAACACGTACTGCAGCGTCTTCCCGCTCACCTGCGAGACGGCCGGCCACCCCAGCTTCGTCGCGGTCCCGGACCGCCAGAACTTGTCGTAGGTGTTGTCGTCCTTCGCCCGCGGCGAGAGCCGCGCGGCGATCTCCGGCGAGTGTCGGATCGCGCGGTCGAGGTCCATCCGCGAGAAGTCGCGCGCGGTGTCCTGGCTCATCTGCACGATCAGCGTGTCGCCCGGCGCGCAGGTCACGATGTAGGCGACCCCGCCGAGGATCAGCGTCATGGTCTTGCCGGTGCGCGCTGGCCCGACGAACACCACCCCGCGGTATTGCCGGCTCCCGAGCACGTCGAGCGGCTCGATCAGCTCCGGGGTGAGCTCTGCGGACCACGGTCCCCGGTCGTTGCTCAGGTACGCCGCCGCGGCCTGGCTCGGGCGCATACGCCGAGGCGGCCGGACCAGCTCGGCGACCTGCGCGGAGACGCTACGCGGGTTGCAGAGCGGCGCCGTCAGCATCGTCCGTGTCCGCCGAGACGATCTCGGCGTAGATCTGCTCGCGCGCCACGTCCAGTTCGCGCTCGATCTTCTCCACCACCGTCGGCGCGGCGCCGCAGTCGCGCTCGATCTTGTCCGGCAGGGTGTCGACCGCGCGCGTGAAGATCTTCACGACCCGCGCCATCTCCTGCTCGACTTCGATCCGCGGCACCAGCTCGCCGCGCTCGACCTGCAGCTTCAGCTTCTCGTGCTCGGCCTGGTAGTGAGCCTTGCGCTGGAACGGCTCGAGCTTGTCCGGATCGATACCGCCGTCGTCGCTGAACGCGTAGACCGCCTTCAGCGCGTCGCGCAGCCGGTAGACCGGGTGCCCGCCCTTCTTCCCGGACGGCTTGACCTTCGCGACGGCGAGCCGCTTCGCGACCGTGTCACGGTCGAACCCCGTCTCCTCGGCGATGCCGCGCACGCTCAGGTGCACGCCGCGACCGAGATCGACGACGTTCGACACAGCTTGTCACCAGTGGTGGAGGGTTAAAGGCCCTGAAAACTGTCGAAAACCGCGGCTCCAACTACCCGCGGACGAGCACCCCTTCGGGAGGACCCGTCGCGCACCATCGTGGTGCGTACCATCGCGGTGCGGCTCAGAGGGCGCGGCCCTCGCGCCTGCAGGCCGGGCGCGTCACCGCGGTCCGCATCGGCGGCCCGGCGAATCGCAGCGCTACCGCGCTCAGGACAACGATCGATCGCATTACGTTCGCGCTAAGCCGCGCGAGCCAAGCTCGTCGACCCGCGATTGAGCATTGGGATCTTCGACTCGCGCATCCACCGGTCCTTGGCGAGTCGAAAGTTCACGAGCAGTTCGCGGTCGGCGATCTCGCGCGCGACGAGGTGGAAGTGGAACCGCTGGCGGTATTGCGGCCGACGCACGAACGCGATCACGCAGATCGGCTCGGACCAGCCGAACGAGGTCTCGGTGGTCATCCAGATGCCGGGTCGAAACCGCTGCCCCGATTCGTTCACCGCGAAGTATCGAACGCCGCGTCGGCGCTTCGTCCCGCGGCCCAGCTTCACGCGGCCCTGTCGGCCCATGTTGGCCCGGTAGCCGTCCTGGGTGAACGAGTCGAACCAGGAAAGGATTTGCACGAGCTGCCCGCGGCTCATGTTCCCGTAGGCGTCGAGGCGCATACCTTCGCCCGGCACAGCAGAGAGGCGCTCCGGCAGGATGTTGCGACGCTGCAGCATCCGCTCGAACGCCTTGATGGAGCGCGGCCCCCCGTAGATCTGCGGCAGCAGAAAGCGGCTGGCCGGCAGCTTCCACCGGCCCTTCATGCCCACGTGCTCGTCGTCCTTGATGCCGACCTCGCCGCGGAACTCGGCACTCACCCTTTTGGCCGGGTACTTGCCGTAGAGCGAGTTCAGGGTCACCGGCGTGGGGCGGTCGAACAGGCGCTGCATCTCGCGGCGCAGGCCCTTCTGCATGTCATCGACGGTGGCCTTCACGGCCCAGTACGCGACGATGCGGGACTCACGGTCGATCAGGTTGATCTTGCCGATCGCGTCCCGGATGTCGACGTGGACGCGGGCGACCATCAGTCCTGCACCGGGATCACCAGCTTGGCTTCGGCGCGATGGCCGTTCGCGAGCTGCACGCGGTTGTAGACCGAGTACCGCTGGCCTGACGTGCCACCGCCAATGATCACCATCGCGAGCGGGCCAGCCAGTCCAGGCGAGGTCAGCTCAAGGCCGTCGTCGGCGGTCCACTCGGAGGTCGCGATCGCGGTCACGAGGCTGGCTTCCGAGAGCGAGCGCGCGGTCCACACGACCTCGCCAT